TGAACCTGTGGCCGGTGCCGAACGCGCAGGCCACCGTGTATCAGGTCGTGACGTGGGTCCAGCGCCACATCATGGACGTCGGCACCATGACGCAGGAGGTCGAGGTGCCCCAGCGCTGGTACGAGGCCCTCGTCGCCATGCTCGCCGCCAAGATGGCTATGGAGATGATTGAGGTGGACCCTCAGATCGTGCCGATGCTCGATGCCAAGGCGGCGCAGGCCCTCGCCATCGCGCAGGCCGAGGAGCGAGACAACTCGCCCATCATGATCGCCCCGAACATCTCCATGTACACGAGATAGCGCCATGCCGGTTTTTCTCGACACCCGGGGCAAGTCCACTCTCGGCATCGGCATCTGCGGCCGGTGCAGCCGCAAGATGAGCCTCGACGACCTCTACCCCGATCCGAATTACCCGGGCCTGCGGGTGTGCAAGGACGATATCGACGAGTATGACCCTTACCGCTTGCCCGCTCGCCAGCCTGAAGTGATCTCGCTCCAGTACCCACGGCCCGACACCCCGCTGTCGCCGGGAACCGGGGATGTCGGGGTCTGGGACCAGTCGCGCTGGGACTTTAGCCTTTTCGCGAGTTGACGGAGCGAACTGATGACCGTGCCTAACATATTTGTCCCCGGTACGCTTATTTCCGCGCCCGAGGTTAACGAAAACTTCTTTGCCGCCGACGCGGCGACCGCCAGCAAAGTGGACGCAAGCGCACTCGCCAGCAGTGCGCCGGGGGAAGGCGCAGCACTGTGGGCTTTCACTTCGGGCCAGACCGGGCGCGTCCTCGACACGGTGCAGCCCCTGTGCGCGTCCATTGAGATGGGGCCGCCGACGGGAGGGGACGAGACCCCTGCATTTGTGGCACTGGTGAACGAGAGCATCACGAACCAGCGGCCTCTGCGCATCGACCGTCCGGTAACGGTGTCCAACCTCCCGATCTTTTACGGGTACTGCAACATTTCGACTGAGGGTGACGCCCTCATCGACATCACGGCCGGTGCCAACGGGTTGCGCTTTCGCAACACATTCACGACGGTGGGCTCTTGGACGTCTGCCCCGACCCTCGTCCAGTACCCGGCGGCCACCGGAAGCTATATCACGGCCCTCACGGTGGGTGCTGCAGTGTACGCGGCCCTCGCGGAGGGGGACTACATCTACCTGTCGGACAGTGTGAATAACACATTCTCGTACTTCAACGGGATCACCACGACGAACTACACCAACCTCGCCGAGATTGCGCAGGTTGTGGCCCTTTCCGGCGGCGACACGGTGTACCTCGACCGCGCGCTGGGCGAGTGGAACCTTTACAGCGCATCGGGCACCGTCAGCAAGATCACGAACCTCACCGGCAACCTGAACGTCCGCGTTGCGGGGGCGCCCGACACGCCGCGAGACCTCGTTCGCCTTGAGGGTTACGTGCGGCCCACGGTCAATGCCCGCATTGACGGGAACTCTTCGCGCGGCGTGATGCTGGTGTCATGCATGGGCGGCGTGGCCCAATCTTTTGTCAAAGACTTGCGAGACGACGAAGGGAACAACTCTTTCGGCTACGGCATCTGCGCGGCGGCCGCGACGACCGACTGCCAGATCATCGTGTACGCGGAGGGGGTCCGACACGCCTATTCCGATATCATCATGGGCACGGCGGACGGTCTGTCCCAGCCTGTGATCTTCAACGGAGGCGTGGTGCGCAGGACCAAGGTCACGGGCGTCGGGGTGGCTTGCACTGCGGCCACTTGGGATACGCACACCTGCAGCGACCGTGTTCGCTTTGAGAATATCGCGGCGCTTTGCACCCATAACACCTCGCCGGGGCAGCCAAGCAGCGGCCTTAACTGCGCTATTCAGGTGCGCGGCACTAACGTGACCATCGACGGCCTCGAGACCAATCTCCAAGTCGGGGTGCGGTACGGGGTTGTCACGCCGACCTACGCCACCGTGACGGGATCGATCACCGGTACCACGCTGGATGTGTCAAGTGTCGCGAGCGGCACGCTGGCGGTGGGCCAGCCCATTTTCGGCACGAACGTCACGCCGGGGACTGTCATCACCGCGCTTGGGACCGGCACAGGTGGGACCGGCACATACACAGTCTCCGCTTCGCAGTCGGTCACATCAACAACGATCACGGCTGGCCGGAACTCGGTGCTGGAGATTGAAAACTTCAGGCACCAGAATGCGCAGGTCGGTCCTGCGACTTCGGCCAATTCGCTCTACTCCTTTGCAGGCACGACATTCAGTGGCGGCGGCTCGCACAAGGTGAACATCCGCAACTCCATGCTCCAGAACTTGCTCTACAGCGGGGCCGGTTGGAACTTCGTTTCGTTGTACAACAACGAAGTGGACATGGGCACCAGTACTGGCGGGTGGCCCGGAACGGCCCCCGGAAACACGGGGTGCGTGACCGAGTATATGGGCACCCTCGTCCGCAGTCCCGCATCCATGAACACTTCGACGGGCTTGACCTTTGACGGCGGCAAGATCGTCATGGCCACGACCAATGGCTTCAATCTGGCGAACGGTGCCGTCCTGAAGGCGCGGAACCACGGCATCGAGATCACTGGGGGCGGTTCGATTGCGAACAGTGCCTACGCCTTCACCTCTATCGCCAGCGGCGCGGTGTCCTTCAGCTATGCGGGCCTGTGGGTCGATGACGCGCGGCCTGAGCACAGCGTGAAGCCATTCGCCAACCTGTCTTCGGGCGGCACCGTGACGGTCAAGGATTTGTCGGTGCCGGGCCAGTACAAGGGCGTGGCGTCGAAAGGGTCTTCAACCACCACGCTGCGGGCGGGCCGCGATCCGCAATTTCAACGCTTCCCGAACACTTTTACCTCCAACATCGACGTGACGTTGGAGACGATTGATGCCGACAACGGAGACACCTTCTGGATTTTTCGCTCAGGTGGCGACACCGGGGGGCCGTGGCTTATCAACGTGAAGCAGGGCGCGACTACCCTCGCCACGCTGGCGCAGAATGGCAGCTGCGGTGTCGCTTACGACCAAACCAACGCCAATTGGCGCGTCTTCAACAAAGGCACGATTGCGTGACGGCGCGGGTTTCTGCGGGTCCACTGAACACCCGGGGCGTGCTCCACTCGGGATGTGGCAGCACTGGCGGCGCTTGTCTCCCGCCGCCAGCGCTGTTCGGCTAAAGGATATTCAACATGGCAACCGCTAAGATTTCAGGGCTTCCGGCAGCCACCACCCCACTAGCCGGGACTGAACTTCTCGAACTGGTGCAGAGTGGGTCCAGCGTGCGGGTCACGGCGGACGCCCTCACCGCGCGCTCGTACCTCAACGCCAGCAGCGCGGTCGATCAGACGGGCAGCACGACGGTGGGCACCGCTATCACAATGGACACGGACCTCACGGGCGTCGGTATTTCGGTGGTCTCAGGCAGCCGCATCACTTTCGCCAACGCGGGCACGTACATGCTCACCCCGAGCATCCAGTTCGCCAATTCGGCCTCGACAAACTACACCGCCACGGTCTGGTTCAGGAAGAACGGGGCCGACATCGCCAACTCGGCCAGCGTCGTCTCTGTCCCGAAGGTCGCGGACGGCGGTCTCACTCTCCTTACCGTGGCGGTGATCGAGACGGTGACCGCAGGCCAGTACATCGAGATGGTGTGGCTGACGCAGAATACCGCCGTCACGGTTGACGCCACAGCGGCGGGCGCGGTCGCCCCGGCGGTTCCGTCGGTTCTCGTCCCTGTAGTGAGGATTGCCTGATGATCGAGCAGCTTGTCAGCCGGGTGTTCTACGCTCGCAACGTTGCCCACTTTGAACATTGGCGCGCGACCGGCACCGGCAGCTTCGCCAAACACACGGCGCTGGGTAGTTTCTACGAAGAGATCATCGAGGCCATCGACGATCTCGTTGAGGCCTATCAGGGCGCGTTCGACCTGATCGGCAATATCCCCGCGCCGGAGATCACCAAGGGCGATGTGCTAAGGGTGCTGGAGGCCGACGCGGACTGGATTGAGAAGAACCACGAGGCTATCTGCAGGGGTAACCGCGCCGTGGCCAATCTCGTGGACACGGTAACGGGGGCCTACCTCTCGACCATCTACAAGCTGCGCAACTTGAAGTGAAGAGCAAGACATGACCTCCATCGACCAGACTGAAGCCCGCCTCAACACACACGAAGAGGTCTGCGCCCTGCGCTACGAAGGCATCTGCGCCCGCCTGAAGCGGCTCGAAAACGTGGGTATTACGGTAGCCGGAGCGATCATCATGCTCCTCATTGGCATCTTCTTGGAGGTGAAGTGATGAGCATTGTACTCGGGCAGCGCTCGCTCTCGCGGCTTGAAGGGGTCCACCCTGACTTGATCCGCGTTGTCAAGAAGGCGGCTTCCATGTCGTCACTGGACTTCACCGTGCTGGAGGGCTTGCGCACGCTCGACCGGCAGAAGCAGCTTATTGCTGCGGGCGCGTCCAGCCTCAAAGACCCCTCGCGGTCCCGGCATGTTTCCGGCCACGCAGTCGATCTGGCACCTATGATCGGCGGCACCATTCGGTGGGACTGGCCGCTTTACCACCAGCTTGCTGCAATCGTGAAGGGCGCGGCGCAGGCCGAGAACGTCCCGATCCAGTGGGGTGGTGATTGGCGCACGTTCAAGGACGGCCCGCACTGGGAACTTCCTTGGAAGCAATACCCGAAAGGAAAATAACCATGCTGAAGAAGATCGCGAAGTGGGCTGCCGCGCGGCTGCGTGAGCGCTCGACCTACACCGGCCTCGCCGTCCTTGCGGGCGTGGCGGGCGCGCCCGCGCTGGGCATGAAGATCGATCAGGTCGGGCAGGCGGTGGCCCTCATCGCCGGAGCCGGGCTGATGGCGGCGACCACGCGGGATTGATGCGCTCCGGCGCGCGATGTGATACAGGTAGGGTGCTATGGCAACCGCGATGACATTTGAGACCCTGAAGCAGGATGTGCGGCGCTATCTGGAGCGCGGCGCGTCCTTGGCGTCGGATGCCGTGGTCTACGAGCAAATCCCCCGCCTGATCAACCTCGCCGAAAGGCGCATCGCGCGCGAGCTCAAGGTGCAGGGCTTCCTCGTGGCGGTCACCGACACGATGATCCCCGGCCAGTCGGTTTACGCCAAGCCCGACCGCTGGCGCGACACCGTGTCCATCAACGTGGGCACCGGCCCCAACAACGCCAACCGCACGTTCCTCTTCACTAGGGCATACGAGTATCTCCGCTCCTATTGGCCGACCGAAAGCGAGACGGCGACACCCCAGTTCTATGGCGACTACGATTACTCGCACTGGCTGATCGCGCCGACGCCAGATCAGGCCTACCCGTTCGAGGTGCTCTATTACGAGCTGCCCCCGCTGCTGGACGACACCATCCAGACAAACTGGCTGACCGACTACGCACCCCAGCTCATCCTTTACGGCGCGCTGCTGGAGGCGACACCGTTTCTCAAGAACGACGAGCGCATCGCTACGTGGCAGAGCTACTACGACCGCGCGGCCGCGATGCTCAACGGCGAGGACTTGGCCAAAATCCTCGACCGCTCCTCCACCCGCAAGGAAGCGTAAGACATGTCCTACACCTCGGTTTTTGGCGGCAGCACCATCTACCCCTCGGATGTGTCCTATCTGGCGCTGCCGCTGGCCGCTGACAGCCCGCTCGAGTGGCCCCTCGAAAGTTCGGGCACGGAGCCTCCTGCCGCGCGCATCATCGACGTCACGCCGACCGCGTCGGGCTTCAGCGTCATCATGCCTGACGCGACACAGACCGGTGCCGGGCAGACGATCCTCTTCAACAACCTGAGCGGCTCGTACAGCTTCTTCGTCAAGGACTTCACGGGCAACACCCTCGCCACCGTCGGGTTTGGTGAGCAGTGGCAGGTCTACCTCGCCGTGACGACCACGGCGGCGGGAACGTGGCGCGTGTTCCGCTATGGTGCCTCGACGGCCAGCGTACAGCCCTCGGCGTTGGCGGGCTTCGGTCTCACGGTGACGGGGTCCACCCTTTCGCAGGCCACGCCGGTTACCTCTTTCTCCACTTCGGGGCTCACGCTGGCTTCGTCCAACCGTGCGGGAACTTTCGTGTGGACTGGACCGGGCGCAGGGACGCTCAACCTGCCCGCAGCCGCGTCGGTGGGCAACAATTACTTCATCCTCGCCCACAACGCGGGCGGTGGCGATCTCACCGTCGACCCCGCAGGCACGGAGGTCATCAACGGCGCACCCTCGCTCACCTTCCGCCCGGGCGACAGCGCCACGGTCATCGCAGATGGCACCCAGTGGTACACGGTGGGCTTCGGGCAGGATGCCGTGTTCGCCTTCGACTACACCTCGATCAGCGTCACCGGGGGCAACTACACGCTTTCCGGGTCGGAACTGAACCGCATCGCCTACAAGTTTGTCGGAACTCTCACGAGCGACCTCTACGTCATCATCCCGGCCACTGTGCAGCAGTACTGGATCACCAACGCCACGACGGGCGCGTTCAACTTCTACGTGCGAACCGCTGGCGGCATCCCGACGCAGGTCAATCAGGGCGCCAAGGGCATCTACTACTGCGATGGCGCAGATGTCATCCTCGCGTCGGACCCCACTGTCTTCAGTTTGCCGGTCAACGTGTCGCAGGGCGGCACGGGCGCGACTTCGGCGTCGGCTGCGCGGCTGAACCTCGGCATCACAGCCTTCGCCGATCCCATCGTCACAGCCACCTCGGGCGCGTCTGTGCGCTCGACCATCGGAGCGGCGGCATCGGGGGCCAACAGCGACATCACCGCCCTCTCGGGGCTCACCACAGCAATCTCGGCTCCGCAGGGTGGCACGGGCCTTTCCAGCTACGCTGTCGGCGACCTTCTGTACGCGTCGACTACCTCCGCGCTGGCAAGGTTGGCGGATGTGGCCACCGGCAATGTGCTCATCTCGGGCGGCGTCGGCGTGGCCCCCGCGTGGGGCAAGGTCGGGCTGACGACGCATGTGAGCGGCGTGCTTCCTGTCGCCAATGGTGGCACTGGCGCGGCGACCCTCACCGGGTACGTCAAGGGCGCGGGCACGTCGGCCATGACGGCCTCGGCCACGATCCCGGCCAGCGACCTGTCGGGCACGCTTTCCGTCGCCAACGGCGGCACGGGCGCGACCACGGCGACCACCGCGCGCACCAACCTCGGCGCGGCGGCCTCGGGTGCCAACACTGACATCACGGCCCTCAACCAAGACGTCACCGTCACGGCCACCGGCACGATTGCGGCCAACACCATCGGCTACCGTGGCCTGCCACAGAACACGCAGAGCGGGGCGTACACCTTTGCCCTTCCGGATGCGGGCAAGCACATCTACTCGACCAACACAGGCGCGCAGGCCATCACGGTGCCCACGAACGCCTCGGTCGCGATCCCTGTCGGAACCGCCATCTCGGTTGTGAACAACGGCACCACCGCCATTAGCTTCACGACCACGGGCACGACGGTCTACAAGGCCGGGACGTCCACGGCTTGGGCCTCGGGCGGCACGCTTGCGGTGCGCGGCATGGCGACATGGCTCAAGGTTGCGACGGATACGTGGTTCGTGTCGGGTTCGGGACTGAGCTGATGAGCGGCATCCACATGATACTGGCGGCCGGGGGAGGCTTCTCCTCGGTGACGCGCACTTACACCAGCGGCGCGGGTGCGACCGAAACAGTCCCGACGGGGGCCGCGCAGGTGGTGATCACGGCGGACGGTGGCGGCGGCGCTGGGGGCTTCAACGCGTCCACCATCGGCGCTGGCGGCGGGGGCGGTTCGCGCGCCGTCAAGACGATTGCGGTGATCGGGGGCGACACGCTCACCTACACGGTGGCCACCGCGACTGGCGGCCGCACATCAGCCGGAACAGGCAGCAACGGGGGTGCCTCCACGGTATCCGGCAGCGTGTCGGGCGGATCGGTCTCAATATCCGCCGGAGGCGGTGTCGGGGGCGGGTCAGGGACAGGCGGCGCAGGCGGCACCGCCTCCGGGGGTGACACCAATACTTCCGGCAGCGCGGGCGCGAATACCGGCGCTGGGGGCGACGGTGGCGCAGCCGCAAGCGGCGCGGCAGGCGGGTTGGCCCCCGGCGGGGGCTCGGCACCGGGCGGCGGCGGCGGCGGCAGCGGCCCCGACACCGGGGGTGTTATCTCGGGTAGTGGCGCTCGCGGGCAGATCACCTTTTCGTACACGTAGGGACCGGCATGGCAGAGAACATCGTCCAGATACGCTCGCTCCCCGGCATCAAGCGGGACGGCACCCGTCTTGAGGGCGACCAGTACGTCGACGGACAGTGGGTGCGCTTTCAGCGCGGCCTGCCGCGCAAGATCGGCGGCTACCGCTCGGTCAACAAGTACCTGAACGGTGTGGCGCGCTCGCTGCACGGCTACACCCTCGACCTGCTCACGTACATCCACGCGGGGTCGGCCAATCTGCTCGAGCGGTTTTACATCGACGGCTCACTGAACACGAGCATCATCTCCGACCGGACGCCGAGCACCCTCGTGCAGAGCAGCGCCAACCTGTGGCAGTTCGACGTAGACACCTCTGGCGGCTCCGGTCTGCAACTTATCGCGCAGGTGGCACCGAACCTCAATTGCATCTGCAACAGCGAGGGCGGTCAGCTCTTCTACGGCGACGAGTTCGGCACCGCGCCGCTGACCGAGATCACCAACCTCCCCGCGACATACAGCGCCACCGGGGGCGTTGTCGCGCTCCACCCCTACATGGTGGCCTTCGGCAACGATGGCTTTGTCATGTGGTCGGTGCCGGGCAACCCGACCGACTACACCGGCTCGGGCGCAGGCAATGCGTACGTCACCGGGCAGAAGATCGTGCGCGGCATGCCGCTGCGCGGCGGCCCCGGCAACAGCCCCTCGGGCCTGCTCTGGTCGGCGGACAGCCTGCTCCGCATGACCTACGTGGGCGGCTCCCCCGTGTTCCAGTTCGACACCATCTCGGCGCAATCGTCGATCCTGTCGGCGCAGTCGGTCATCGAGTACGACGGCATCTTCTACTGGATCGGGACCGACCGCTTCCTGTCCTTCAACGGCGTCGTGCGCGAGATCGAGAACAACCTCAACCTCAACTTCTTCTTCGACAACCTGAACTACTCCCAGCGGCAGAAGGTCTTCGCGATGAAGGTGCCGCGTTTCGGCGAAATCTGGTGGTGCTTCCCCAAGGGAGACAGCACGGAGCCGAACCACGCCGTGATCTACAACGTGCGGGAGAACATCTGGTACGACACCGAGCTGCCCAACGGTGGGCGCGCGGCGGGCCTGTTTCCGGCAGTCTTCCGCAAGCCGCTCATGTCAGGCGTGCTGCCCTCCTTCCTGCCGGAGACAACGCGCATCACAGAGGGCGGAGACATCCGCATCACCGAGAGCGGCGAGACCCGCATCACGGAAGAGAGCGGCAACCCGCAGTACCGCATGTGGGTCCACGAGGTGGGCACCGATGAGGTGGATGGCCTCTACATCAACCCGATCCTCTCCTATTTCGAGACGGCAGACCTGAGCCTGCCGGTGCAGAGCCAGACGAACCGGGCTCTGCAGGTGCTCATCATGGAGCCCGATTTCGTGCAGAGCGGGGACATGACGGTGCAGGCCATGGGCCGCGCCAACGCGCGCGCGCCCGAGGTGACCGGAGAGGCCAAGACGATTGTCGAAACGCCACAGACGCCGCAGGAGCAGATCGTCTATTTCAAGGAGGAGCGTCGCCAGCTCCGCTTCCGCTTCACCAGCAACACGGTCGGCGGCAACTACGAGATGGGTCTGATCCTCGCACATGTGCAGCCCGGCGACGGGACCGTAATCGGATGATCGACCCACGTGGCATGACATTGCTTCAATGGGCGGATGCGGTTATACTGTCCAACGGTGACGCTTGGTCCTTCGGCCGCCTTGTCAATGAAAACGACTGGCAGCAGTGGGCGGCAGGTTTTGTACGCGCGCAGCCCTTTGCGCAGCGCAACCCACCGGACCCCTATCAGTTCACCGATTGGCGAGAGTGGGCCATGCGCGCGTATCCAATGCTTGAAGGACAAGGCTGATGGCACTGTCGCCCCTCCAAATGGCCGCCTTGAACGGGCGAGACCCGTCGCAGCGGTCGCAGATAATCGACAGCGCCAGCCTCCCGACATCGGAGTACAACGCGCCCAACTGGTTGCAGGAGGGTCTCGGGAACGGCAACTACGGGCCTGAGCACAACAACGTGCCGCTCTTGCCGGGCACGAAGTACGTCCTGTACGACAAAGCCACCAACAAAGTCCTCGGCTCCGGCAGCACGCCGGAGGAGTTCAAGGGCTTGCTGTCCACCATCAATGACACCCTCGTGCCGCAGGGCAACAAGGCGAATTGGCAGTTGCTGCAGATGGGCGGTCCGACGCCCGGCGGCTTGATGCCAGACGACATGCACACCCGCGCCCCGGCCGCGCTCGGCCCGGCGATGCAGGTCAACGGGGAGTGGGGTGTGCCCATCGCGGGCGATGTGCCCAACAATCGTTTCACCGACATGATCCTGCCGATGCTCGCGCCCATAGCGGGCACTGCGCTGGCGTACTTTGGCGGCAACGCCCTGCTCGGGGCCACCGGCGGCGCGGGCGCCGGAGCAGGTGCCGGAGCAGGCGCAGGCGGTCTGGGCGCAGGCGCGGGCGGTCTGGGCGCAGGCGCGGGCGGTCTGGGCGCAGGCGCGGGCGGTC